CTACTACGCGCTGCTCCGGCGCCAGCGGCCGCTGGCCGAGCCGCAGCTCGAGAAAATCGTCGCCGCGGTCGGGCCGATGGTCGCCAGCGGTGCGACCGCGGCGATGGACGCCGAGGCGATCCACGCGGTCTTGCGCAACGTCCTGCCGAACACAGCTGTCGGCGAGCTCGACTCGCTGCGCATCGTCGATGCGCTGGAGCGCGCCCACCGCCGGGGCGGTTTCTGCCCCGACGCACTCCGCGCCGTCGGGCTGCTGGCGTGAAAACAGCCGGAGCCCCGATCCGCTACTACCCGGATCGGGGCCCCGGCTGCAGGAAGGAAAGGAATGACGCCTACCATCGTAGCACAACCGGGCGTCGCCCGGTGCATTTTCGCCGTTTTCCTGTCACTTTTCCTGCAAACCGGCCGGCGCGGCCGGTTCCTGAACTCAGGGAACGGCGATACCCGTCGAAAGATACTTTCGATGACCGGCCGCATGCTACCAGACTGAACTGGCTACGGCTGGACGTTTTCCGCGACGACCGTCGCAAACCGCGGGTGCGCGTCCAGCCCCGTCCGGGTGTGTCCGGTACCAGTTCCTGTCAGGTTTCCTGTCAGCGCCGGAACGATTTGACGGCGTTGGCCGTGCCGCCGAACAACGACTCGGCGGCCAAGCCCGTCACGAGCCCGTCGAGGCCGAACAGGATCAGGTCGCCGTGCGCGTCGAGCCCGACGACGACGCCCAGCACGGTGCCGACCGCCAGGCAGAGGGCCGGCATGTACTCGTCCGGCACCTTCCGGGTGGCTTTGACCGCGCCGACGATACCCAGCACCAGCGGCGCGGCCAGGAACGGTTGGAACTGTTGGGGGATGTTGCTCAAGGGGTCCATGCACGCCTCCTCTCCGGTAACGGTTGCCCGCACGTCGGGCAGTTCGGGACAAGCGACCGCGGGTCGAACCACCCCAGGGAAATCGCGCGCACGACCGCCTGGGTGCGGTCGCGCACCCCGAGCTTGCCGTACACGTGCTCCAGGTGGTTTTTGACCGTCCGTTCGGCGATGCCCAACCGCACCGCGATCTCGCCGTTCGATTCCCCGGCGACGAGCTCGGCCAGGACCGCGAACTCGCGCGGCGTGAGCGTCTCATGCCCCAACGGTCGGCCACCCAACGGCCGCCAACGCCGCCTGCGCGGCGGTCCGCTTCTTGCGGACCCACCGGGCGCGCGCCCACCGCGGGTCGTCGCCGCGGCGGCTGTACCGGCGGACGCCCACCCCGGCCACCGCCGGCATCACCAGGCGCGCCGCCTCCCGCGCCAGGACGACACCCTCGACGTCGTCGGGGGCGGCGACGCGGTCCACCACCACGCCGCCGTCGGGCAACGGCTGGTCGAGGCTGACCGCCGATTTCCACCCGTCGGCCCGTTTGGCGACGGCTTGGTGCTGCCAGGACGACGCCCAGGCGCGCCGCAACCAGGCTAGGACGAACGGCCGTTCGGTGTCCGCGGTCACCGGGAAGCTCCGTTGCTCGGCCATGCGCGCGAGCGCGTCCTGCACCAAATCCTCCGGGTCGAACGGCGTCCGCCGGCACCAACGCGTGGCGACGCGCACCAGCAACGGCCGCCACCGCTCGACGATCGCGGTGAGTTGGTCGTCACGCCCCACCGTCGCCGCCTTCCGCCGCCAACTCGTCGGCCAGCGCCGTCTTGAGCACGACGATGGCTTCCTGGTCCTCGATCGCTTCGGCGGCCTCGCCCCGCGCGGCGCGCTTGATCGACGTGTCCCACAACCGGTCGAACGCGGCCGTAAGCGGCCGCGCGGCCGGCGCCGGCGCGAAACGCGGCCGGATGAGCGCGGCCAGCTCCGCCTGCCGGGCGATCAGCGCGGCGTGCTCCCAATACGACTCACCCGTCGCATGATGTGCGTCGGCTGTCGCAAAATCGGCGGCGAGCTGCGCCGGCGTCGCCTCCGTCACGCCCCAGACCGGGCAGAGCGGCCGCCCGAACAGGTGCGGCCCGAGCGAGGCGTACATCGCCTCGGCGTTCCAGACCGGCTCGTAGCACATCGGCCGGACGACGTCGACCAGCTGCGCGATCACGTCCACCGGGTACCGCTCGTGCCCGTGCAGGTCGGCCCACACGAACGCCGCCAGCGGGAAATCCGGCCCCAACCCGTCGACGCGTTCGCCGTCGATCTCGACCCCGCGGCGGATCCCGTCCAGGTGGATCGCGACCAGGTCGCCGTGCCCCTCGGCCTCGATTTCGAGGTCGCTGGTCCAGCCGTCGAGGCCGAGCGCGCGCACGATCCCGATCGCGTTGGCCGCCTCGGCTTCCGGGACGCCGTCGCGCGGGTAGAACCGCGGCCCACGCAGGTCGTCGTAGTCGTAGACCCAACCGGTGACGCGGAACCCCTCGGCCCGGAGGCGCGCCACGATCTCCGGCGTCACGTGGCTACCGACCCATGAGCCAGCGCCGTTGCCGCACTGCAAATCGAGCGTGCCGAAACCGAGCGCGTGCCCGACCGCGATAACATCGTCCCACGACGCGACCGCGTTCGAGCGCACGACCATCACCTTGCCTTCCCACGGGTGTTTCGTCGACGGCACTCCCCCCACGACAATCGAACGCCGGGCGCCGAGCGCCCGCGCTTCGTCGTCGGTCATCCGGTAGTTCGGGTCCCACGCGCCGAACGGCACGCCGTCCACGATGAACTGGCACGCCGATTCGACGCCCTGGTCGGCCCAACCCTGGCACTGCGCCAGCGACCAGGCCGCGCGTGCCGCCCCCGACAGGCCGGGGTGGCCGAACTCAGTCACCACCACCGGCTTACCGACCGCCAGGAACGGGCCGATCTGCGACGCGTTGCCCGCGTACGGGTGGACCGCGACGGCGTCGAACGGCAGATCGGACCCGAACGCGGCGAGCAGCCGCGCCAGGTAGTCCTGCCACCCCAGCCGCCCCATCGAGAGCGGCGTCAGCAGCAGCCGGCACGGCAGCGACCAGCCGGCGCGCACCGCCGCCACGAACGCGGCGAGCGCCTCGGGCGCCGCGCCCGAGAGGTTGACTTCGTTGAGCACCTGCACGTCGACGGCGTCGTCGGGGAACACGCCACGGACCGCCGCGTAGGCGGCGTTGGCCCACCGGAGCCAGTCCGCCGGGGCGACGAGCTGCTCGTCGCCGACGCGCACGCAGACGCGCCGCACGCCGAGGTCGCGCAGCGCCCGGTAGACGCCGCTGTCGTGGTGGGTCTCGGGCGTGTACAGCGCCACGGCCGCTTCGGCGCGCATCAACCGGAGCCGGTCGTAGCTGGATTGCGGCGGCTGCCGGTTGTCGAGGTGGGCGCCTAGCAGGAATTCCATGTCAATCCTCCCGGCGAACGACGAGCCGCGGCGGCCACGGCACCGTCCGCAGCGCGAGCACGCGCGTGGCCGAGCACACGTCGCCGCGCCCGACGCGCCCCGTTTCGATGAGGTAGTGGAGGAAGATCAACCGCCGCCACTCGCGGTCGGTCAGCAGCGGTGCGCGCTGCGGCGCCGCGTCCCAGCTCACGGCCGGTCCTCGACGTACCACCCGCCGGCGGCGATGCGCGCGCACGGCGCCCTGGCGATGACCCGGTCCGGGCCGACGACCGAGCAGGTCGCGTGCCCGACCGGCGCGAACATCTCGGCGATGGCGTCGGCGCGCGCCCGGTCGAGCGCCGGCTGGCGTTCCGCGGCCGCCGCGCGCCGCCCGTCGCCGTAGCCGGCCCCGTACGCCCACCAGCACGCGGCGGCGTAGGTGCCGAGCACGACGCCCAACGCGGCGCCGAGCACCAACGCGTCGAACAAGTGCCGTTGCACGTTAACGGTCGCTTCCGAAGAACGCCGCGATGGCGGTGAGGATCTTGTCGCCGTCCGTGCCGGCCATGACGCCGGTCAGCAGGATGAGGATGGCGACGACGACGCGTTGGTTCGTGACGATCTTGGTGACCATCTTCGGCACCGCCAGCATGCCGTCGGAGTACACGGCGCGGGCGCGCAGGTTGTCGATCTCGTTCTCGACTTTGCCGATCCGGCCGTTCTGGACGCCGATGCGCGTGTCGAGCGACGCGACGTGGTAGTCGATGGACGTGATCCGGTCGACGAGGTCGCCCAAGCGCCGGTCCGTGAACTCGAACGCCCGGACGATCTGGTCCAAGCGGTTGGTCTGCTGGCCCACCAAACCGGCGAGCGCCTCGATGGAGGTTTCGAGACGGTGGAGTTGGCTCGGTTGGTCCGCCATCGCCGTCATGCCCCGATCTGCCCGACGGCGATCCAGTTGATCGTGTCCGTCGTCCGGCCGTTCGCGGCGTCGTAGACGCTGAACTGGAACCCGTTGATGTTGATGTTGGATACCTGGACCGCGACCGACCTGGATCCGGAGGTCGCCGTCGCGACGACCTGCGGCTGCGCCGTGAACGCGACCGGGAAATTGACCGATGTCTCGCCGGTCGCCGAACCGGTCGCCGAACCGGACTGGATCGCGCGCTGGAACCCGACCACGTCGCGGAAACGCCAGTCGTATTTGAGGCCGGCCGGCTGCGTGTCGTCGCCCACCAGGCACGCCCCGTTCGCGCCGACCGGCACCCGGGTGATCGCATTGCCGCCGGTCGCCGCGACGATGTCGCCTTTGGTCGTGACTTTCGCCGGAGCCGTCTCCAGCATGTTGTTGGTGAGGTACGTCGTGATGTCGGCGTTTTTCACGACGTAGCCGACCGCGAACGGCGCCGTCGAGGGGTTGGTCCAGCCCATCAGTTCTCCTCCTGTGGTGCGCGCGCCGGGAGACCATGCGCGAGGTTCTCGATCACCAGGTCGGCGACCGTCTCGTCCGGGAAACAGTGCCGGTGCTGCTCCGGCCGCGCGCCGAGCACCGATTCCACCACCCGCCAATCGGGGGGAACGACCGCGTTGAACAGCGCGCGGCACCGCTGGCAGGCCGCCAGCGCCAACTCGGGCCACACCGGGCCGATCTGCCCGCACGCCGGGCAGTCGATGACCCACGCGCCGTAGGTCACGTAAGCCACCGGGCGTTCGGGGCGCTTGGCTACCATCAGTAAGCCAACCGCGCCGTGGAATCGAGCGCGGACGTGTCGAGCACCCAGTACGCGTCGGGGTCGACCGGCGAGAGCGTCCACGTCGTCCGCCACGACACCGTGTCGAACTCGTGTTCGATGGCTTCGATGTGGTAGTCGCCGCTGATCGGGCTGCCGCCGCCCGGCGGCCGGCGGACGACGGTGATCCGGTCGCCGAGCTCGCGGCCCAGCACCTGGGGCCAGAGCCGGTCCGGGTCGCGCTGCGGCCGGATCGTGATCGACGACACCCGCATGTGCGGGTCTTTGTACCGGCGCAGCATGTACGTCGCCAGGTCGTGCACGACGTCGTCGCGGGTCAGCAGGACCGTGCCGGGGTTGTAGGTGATCGGGAAATGCGCGATCTGGCTCGCCAGGTCGGAGACGACCTGCTCGGCGCCGCCGTCGCGGACCAGCCGGATCTCGTTGCGGATCTGCTCGCGGTCGTAGCTGAGGACGATGTCGCTGTACGGCAGTTCCGCGCCGCCGCCGTCCCCGAACGTCGCCTTCGACGTGGCGCCGCCGCCGACGTAGAACCAATCGTGCGAGTGGAACACCACCGCGCCGTCGGCGCCGACGAAGAACAGCCCCTGCTCCGCGAACGTCACGTCGAGCGCGTGCGAGAGCGCGTCGTCGTTGGCGAGCGTCGCCGCCGGGACGACCGCGTAGCCGGTGTCGACGGCGCGGTCGCCGGCCGGGCCGAGCACCGTGGTCGAATCCAGGACGGAGTTGATCGTCGAGTCGAGCACCCAGTTCTGGCCCGTCGTCCACGACACGGCGTCGAGGATGCGGTTGATCCGGGTGTCGGCGCGGTCCGCCGGCCACGTCGCGTTGAGTTTTTTGGCCGCCAGGATCGCGAGCCCGTCGAAGCATTTGAGGGTGACGATCGCGTCGACCATGCCGGGCCACGCCTGCGGGTACTGGTCGACGTAGCCGGTGAACACCGCGTACGTCGGCGCCCCCGGCCAGTTCGCGCGCAGCCGCATGCGCCGCGTCGGCACGACGTTCGGGTAGTACGGGCTGGCCGCGTTGGTCGGGTCGAGCGACCGGTCGGCGTTGTCCACGACGAACGTCGCTTCGCCCGCCTCGATGGTGTCGAGCTCGTGCTGGCGCCCGCGGCGGATCGTGCCGCTGCGCAGCAACGGACCAATCGGCGTCCAGGCCGGGGATTCGTTCGGCGTCGTCGCGAACGCGATATCGAGGTCGAGCGTCGGGAACCGGTACGCCATCTCAGCGGGCCGCCATCAGTGGACCAACGGCTTGAACATGCCGACCACGTCGCGCACGGTCATCCCGACGACCGGCGGGGTGACACCGACGGCGGTCGAGAGCCAATCCGGCTGGTACACCTCGAAGAAATTCGGGTTCGAGAGCATCCCCTTGGTGATCGCCAGGTAGAACGCGTGGACGCCGTCGTTCGGGTCCCCGACCTTGTCCGGGTGTTTGGTCGCGGCCGATTGCAGCTGGTAGCCGGCGTGCGTCCAACGGTTGCGCGGCCGGCCGTGCGTGCGCGCCGCCACTTCGTAGAAGCCGGGCTCGAACCCCGGCTGCCCGTCCAAACCGGACGTTTGCAGCACGAACCGCTGCACGACCCCCGCGGACGGCACGTCCGCCTCGAACTGCTGGATCACCTGGGTACGGACCGAATCGCGGTAACTGAGGTTGAAATCGCCGCTCGGCCCGAGCGGCAGCGCGCGGTGCAACGCGACCGACAGGTACTGGTGGGGGAACGCCGCCTTGAACACGTTGATGGACTCGTGCCAGCAGTTCAGCCATTTCGTGGACGTGTAGCCGAGTTCTTGCCAGCGCTGGTAGGCCGGCCGCGGGTTGCCGACGACGCAATGGTCGGGGTCCACGTCCGGCAGACCGGTCTCGACCGACACGGCGGTCGGCCCGCTGACCGCGACGAACCGCAGCGCCGGGTGCGTCGCGACTTTCGCGCCGACCAGGCCGACGAACTCGTACCACGCGCTCGTGTACGTCGTCGACCACGGGACGCAGAACGGCAGGCACGTGCCGTGCCCCGGCCCGTACGGGATTTCGAAATTGTCCTTCTCGCCGGCCGGCACGCTGTTTTTGACCCACAACGGCGCGTCGAAGCCGGCCGTGATGAGCAGGTTGACGTAGCGTCCGACCGACGCGGCCTGGTCGAGGACCCAGAGCAGCTCGGCACCGGCGTAGCCGGCGGCCCGGTTCGTCCAGTCGATGGGCGATTTGACGTTCTCGTTCGGGTAGAAATACTTCCAGGCGACCCGGAACGTGTACGTCGTGATGTGGTCGCAGATCGGCGGCGCGAACATCGACGGGTTGAAGCTGTCGAGGTTCTCGTCGGAGCGGTCCTTGAACTCCTTGACCGCCCGGAACCCGCCGACGTACTGGTACGGCATCACCGGAGCCCCGTCGTCGTGTTGAACCGCTGCGTCCGGAGCAGGCGCGCCCGGACGGCGCGCGCCAGCACGTCGCCGTCGAGGTTCACGACGACCGGCTGGCGCGCGATGGCGGCGGCGAGACGGTCGTAGTCGATCCGCGCGTCCCCGCCGGCGATGCCGGCCGCGTCCGGGCGTGGGATGATCCGGCCGCTCAGCGACGGCACGAACAGCTCGGGGCCGTGCTCGCCGACGATGTACGGCCGGCCCGTGACGACCGGCCCGCCCGCGGCGCGCGCTTCGACGATCTGCTCCGCGCCGGCGGGCGGCGGCGCACCGCCGGTGGGCGCACCACCCGTCGGCGCGGCCGGCGCGGCCGGCGCGGCCGGCGGGCCGCCGCCGCCGTAAACGTCCTGGTGGACGACCTTGACGACGGTCGTGATCTCCTTCGGGATCTGGCCCAGTTTGGCGAGGATCGCGTCGACCTCCGTGTCGTAGGTCGCGCGCATGTCCTGCACGTTTTTGATCGCGGCGGCGTCGGTCGACGCGGCGTAGGCGCTCAGGCTCCCGAGCAGCGCGGTCGTTTTCTCGTCGACCAGCTGGGCCGCTTCGGCGCCGGCCGGCCCGAGTTTCTCGATCTCCTTGCGGTCGGTGACGAACCACGCGATGGCCGTTTTGAGGGTGTCCTCGACCAGCCGTTGGTTTTCCTCGGCCTTCTTGAGCATGTCCTGGTAGTTCTGCAGCGTCGCGTTGAGCCGCTCGCCGTCGGCCTGCAACCCCTGGATCGCGCGCTGCTGCGATTTCATCGCCGCCTCGGTCGCCCGGATCGCCGCTTCCTGCGACTTGATCGCGTTCTGCTGCGCGGCGATGGACGCCGTGAGCCGGTCGATGTCGGCCTTGGCCTGCGTCAAGCCGGCTTTGGCCTGGTCGAACGTGATCTCTTTCTGGCTGTTGGCGAGCTTGTCGAGCTCGCGCAGCGGCGCGTCGAACGCCAACGACTGCTGGTGTTCGAGCGCGTCGAGTTGGAGCCGCAGTTTTTCGAGTTGGTCTTTGCCGGCGAAATCGCCCGTCCCGCCGCCGAGCTTGAACTGGATTTCCTGCAGCTCCAGCGCCTTGATCTGCTGCTGGACCGCGAAAATCTGGTCGGACATTTCCCCCATGCCGACCAATTGCGGGTGGCTGAACTCGTCGAACCGCCGGCGCGCGTCGTCGAGTTGGTCGTTGAGCGCCTGCAAACGGTCCTGCATCCCGCGCAGGACCTCCTGCTCGCGTTCCTGCTCGTCCTGCAACGACTGCAAGCCGGCCTGGGCCGCCTTGATCTGGTCGCGGTTGGCGACGATCGCCAGGTTGACCGTCTCGATCCGGGACTTCCACGCCGCCACGTCCTCGGCCGCTTTGACCGTGGCCGGGTGGATCGCGATGAGGGCGTCGATGATCCGCTGGATCGACGGCGCCGCCTGGTCGCCGGCGGCTTGCGCGGCGCCGCCGAGCGCGCCGACCGCCGGGAGGGCGGCGTCGATGCCAGCCGAGAGCGCGCGCATCGATCTCGCGTCCTGGTACCACTTGTCCCGCGCCTGCTCCTGCGCCGGGAACAGTTTGCCGACTAGGTCGTTGACGAACCCGGTGATGGCCGCTTTGTTCTGCTCGACGCCCGTCGCGTGCGCGCCGTACGCGTCGTTCAATCGCCCGAGCCCGTCGACCACACCGCCCACGAGCCCCTCGAGGCTGCGCCGCTCGGCCGCGACCGCCTCGGTGAACCGGTAGCCGGCACCCGTGAACCGGTCCTGCCCCTCGGCGGCGCCGAGGAACGCCTCGCCGGCGGCCTTGACGGACGCGGCGATGCCGTCGACGGCGCCGCCGACGCCGGCGACGCGGGCGGCGAGGTCTTCGGCGCCGAACGCCGAGGCGATCTTGCCGACGATCAGCGCGGCGATCCGCGCGCCCGCGGCGATCGTGTCGACGATCGCGTCCCAGGCGCGCACGAGGATGCGCTGCACCGCCGCCCAGGCGCCGCCCCAATCGCCCTGGAGCACCGACATCGCCGCGTTGAGCACGTCGACGGCGTTCGCCAGCGCGGTGCCGACGATCTCGACGACGGTGTTCCAGACCGCCTGGCCGACGGCGAGGATCGCGCCGCCGTATTTCGCCCACAGATCGGCGACGATTTGCAACCCCTCCTGCACAATCGGGCCGAGCGCCGCGACGGCGACCGAGACGACCTGGCCGACGGCGGTGAACACGGTCTGGACGACGACGATGACGCCGGCCAGGACATTGACGAACTGGTCGAGGACCGGCCCGGCCGCCGTCGTGATCGCGGACCAGACCGCGTTCGCGGCCGCGACGATGACCGGTCCGTAGGTCTGCCACAGGCCGACGATGGTGGCGACCACGCCCTGGACGACCGCGACCACGCGCGGCAAATTGTCCTGGACGGCGGTGACGATGGACGCGACGACGGTCAAAACGCCGTCCAGGACGCCGGGGAGCACGGCCTGCACCGTATCCCGGACGCCGCCGAGGTTCCGGTTGAACGCGATGGCGAGCGCCCCGACCAGGCCGATCACCAGGCCGATTGGCGTGGCGAGCGCGCCCAGGACGGTCCCGATGATCGTGAGGACGGGGACGACGACGATGATCGCCGCCGCCAGCGCCGCGAACTGGACGGCGGCGTCGCGGATCGGCGCCGGGATCGACCGGATGATCCCGATGAGCCCTTGCAGCGCGCCGGCGACGCGCGCCGCCACGTCGCGCATGCTGCTGTTCGAGCTGAACGCCGCGAACGATTGGGCGGCCTCGGACAACGCCGCGAACAGCGGCCGGAACGCCTCGGAGCCGAGGTTGCGCAGGTTGTCGCGGATCGTGGACAGCGCGCCGTTGAACGTCTGTGCCTGCCGCGCCGACATATCCCCGAACCGCTGGGACGCGAACTGCCGGAACGCGTCCACGAACGTGGACGCGGCGATTTGGCCGCGCTCGGCCATTTTCTGCGTCTCGGCGGTCGTCTTGCCGAGCGCGTCGGCCAGCACCTTGAGCGCCGGCACGCCGACCTCGGTCAGCTGGAGCAACTCGTCGCCCTGGACGCGCCCCTTCGCGGTCATCTGGCCCAGGGCGAGCACCATGCGGTTGATTTCCGCCGGCCCGCGCCCCAACCCGGCGGCCGTGTCCCCGATGGACCGGAGCAGTGGGATCACGTCGCGCGCCGCGATGCCCATCGCGAGCAATTGCTGCGCGTCTTGGTTCAGTTCCGGGAACTCGAACGGCGTCTCGGCGGCGAAATCTTGCAACTGGCGCAACATCGCCTCGGCCGCCGCCGCGGAGCCGAGCATCGTCGTCCACGCGATGCGGCTCTGCTCCAGGCGGGCGTTGACCCCGATGGCCGCGTCGGCCAAGGCGCCGAAAATCCCCCGGACCGCTTGCAGGCTGGCGATGCCGGCCGCGAACGACAGCGCGCGTTGGTTCGCCTCGGCCATCGAGCCCGCCAGGCCGGCCAGCGCGCGGGCCGGCGTGGCCGCCGCGCCGGCGAGGTTGCGCAGCGAGCCGGCGACGCCCTCGATCACGGAACGGGCGGCGTCGCGGGCGGTGATCAGGATCTGGATCTCGGCGCTAGTCATCGGCATCCTCGGCCGCGCGGGCCGCCCGCCGCTGGCGCAAGTACGCGAGCGCCCCCGACTCGGCGTCCACCTCGGCGCGCACGTCCCGGACCACCGCGACCATCGGCGATTCGAGGAACCCCTCCGGGTACTCCTCGGTCTCGTCGGCACGGTCGAGCGCGTCGGCGGTCCGCGCGTACTGCCGGTCGTCGAGGATGTCCCACAGCAACTGGCCGGGGCACGCGTCGATCTCCCGCAACGCCTGTGACGGCAAACAGTGGAACTCGTCGCAGACGAGGCCGACGACGGCGCTGAACGGCGGCGGCCCGTCGCCCCGCCGCCACCGTTCCAGCGCGATCAGCCGTTTTTTCGGGCGTCACCGCTCGGCCGACTGAATTCGAGGATTTCGCGGGCGAGCCAGCGCCGCGTCGTGTCGTCGAGGTCCTCGATCTCCTGCGCCGTGGGTTTGTCGGAGTACGACCAGGCGACGACGCCGGCGCGGTTGAGCACGTCCACGTCGAAGCCGGCCAGCGCGTCCGGCGCCGCCGCGTCCGACCGGCTGCCCAGGGCGTCGAGCTTGGCGATCACGTCCCCCCACTCGGCTAGGAGCAGCCGTTGGTGGGCGCGTTGCGCCTCGTCGAGCTTCTTGCCCGGCAGCATGCGGATCTCGAACCACGCGTCCGGCTCGTGCTCCGGGACGACGCGTTTGGTCAGGCGGGATGCGAGCATCGGTGGCATCTCCTCGGCGCGGCATGCGGCCCGCGTGGGTGGCGCGCCCCAGACGCGCCACCGTGGCGGCCGTTGCGGTTAGAACACGACAGACCAGGACCCGTTCGCGCTGAACTTGCCCTTGATTTTCACGGCGTCCTTGACCGACGTTTCCATCGAGACCGACAACCAGGCCGGGCCGGCCCAGTATTTCGACGGCGCGTCGAACGACGGGTACAAGTACAGCTTGACGCCGTCGGCCGACCCCGCGCCGACCAGCGGCTTGGACTCGGCGTCGTCCCAGAACCCCTCGAACGTGCCGCTCACGTCCGGGAGCCCCTGGACGTAGGTTTTGTTCGCGTCGCCGAACGAGGTCACTTCGACCACGTCCGTGGACCGGTCCATCGTCCACTGCGACAACGAGACGACCTGGGTCGCGGTGCCAGACCCCGTGGTGGACATGTAGATAACGCCGTGCCGACCGTGGTACCGAGCCATCGAACCCCCTCGTAGCCAATTTGGCTACCAGGGAGGCAATTCGCCGGTGCGCGGGTAGGGGCCGGTGGCCGGCGGCGTGCCTGGTAGGTCGCGGTTGTGCCAACGCTATCAACGCGTGGCCTGGGCATCAAGCCATTTCTCCCACGCGCGCAAGATGCCTTTGAGGAGCCGGATCAGCGTCGCGTGCAGCTCGCGCGTCGCCGGGCTCACCGGGCGTGCCCCCACACCAGTGTGTTGTTCGACGGCGGCGGGGCGAGGGCGTCGGCGAGGTCGCGGACGATCCGCGACGCCATCCGGTCGAACGTCCGCCCGGCAACCGCAGCCGGGAGCATCCCCGCGACGGACCGGCGTTCCTCCGGCCTGCCGAGCCAGTGGCGGCAGAGGTCCCCTAACTCGGCCGGCGAGCGGAACGTCGGCACCAGTCGGCCGAATACTTCCTCGACTTCGGCGCGGTAGTCGGAGATCGTGAACACGCCGCACGCGGCGAGTTCGAGCATCCGCGGGTTGAGGCTCTCGGCGTGCTCGATGCGGCCCGTGCCGAACCCGTTGCCCTTGGACGTGCGGAACAAATTCAGGCCGATCTTCGCGGCCGCGTAGAGCGCGACGGCGTCGGCGTTCGGGATCGGCTCGCGCGAGCGGACGTGGCGCGCGAGCGGGTGGCGCCGGCCGACGTCCCACACGCCGTACAGGCCGAGGTCGATCCCGTCCCAATCGACCGCCGCCAACGTCTCGACGCGCTCGGGGAACCCGGTCCCGACGAAAACCACGTCGTGGCGCCGCACCCCCACCTTGACCGGGGCGTCCGCCCGGTGGACCTCGATGTCGTAGGCATGCGGCAAATACGCGACGCGCGGGTTCCTGGTCGCCAGGAACGGCACGCTGCTCCGCTCGTTCGTCCACCCCAGCGTCGCGGCTTCGAGCACGTCGGCGAACTGCTCCTGGTCGTACGGGTCCTCGGTCCCCAGGACGGCGACCGGGATACCGGACGCGCGCCAGGCGCGGACGAGTTGCACCGGCGTGTACATCGCCGAGATAACCAAAACCGCGTCGAGGTGGTTGATTTTGACCTGCTCGACGACGCCGAGGTGCGCGCGGAACAGGATATCGGCCACGCCCGGCTTCGGGCACGCCGGCTCCGTTTTGCGCCGCGCCCGCCAGCGCGCGTTGAGCCACCGCGCGGCGTCGTCGATGCGCCAGTCGAGCCGGAACTGCTCGACGTGGTAGCCGGCGCGCACCAGCGCCTTGAACACGCCGTTGTACACGTCCGCCGTCGAGATCGACGCGCCGGGGTGGACGACCAGCAACCTCATTTGGTCGCCCACGCGTACACGTCGCCGGCCGCCACGTCCTCGATGACCTCGTGGCGGCGGAACGGGCGCAGCCACGACCGCAGGTCGTCGGGGTCGATGGCGCCGTAGTGCTCGCCCGCGACCGCGCCGCCGTCGATGCCGTGCGGCGGGCGCGCCGGGCTGGCCGCCGTGACGATCAGGAGCCCGCCGGGGGCGAGCATGCCGTGGGCGTTCCGGACGACCGCACCCGGATCGGTGGCGTGCTCCAACGTCTCGGTCGTGACGACGCAATCGGGCACGTTGCCCAAAAACCAGAGCACGATCCGCGGGTCGGTCGCGTCGCCGACGACGTCGACGCCGGGGCCGGGCCGGAGATCGACGCCGGTGTACGCGGCGCCGGCGAACAGGTCGCGCACGCTCCCGTTGACGTTGTACGAGCCGAGCTCGACCACGCACCGGCGCGGCGGGAAACGCCGGAGCGTGCGGGCGACGAACCGGTACGCACCGGGGTGCATCAGTCGTACAACTCCACGTCGAGCATCAGGTCCAAACCGGGGTACGACCGGCCACCCCAATCGAGCAGGCAGATCGTGGGGGTGCCGCCGCGCAGCACGGAGTTGTCCACGGTGCCGCCCAGACCGGTATCGGCGTTCCACGCCGCCACGAACGCGTCGTGGAACGCGGTCGCGATCGCCGCGCCGCGGTCCGAGTCGGCGTCGTCCACGAACAGCTGCATCCTGACCGTGTAGTACTGCGTCAGACCGTCGAACGTCCGGTCGGTGCGCGCGAGCGTCCACGCGTTGAGCCAGCACGGCAGGTCGGTGAGCGCGTCGGCCCGGTTCGGCGCGAGCCGGTAGGCGCGCTTGACCGCGGCCGCGACGGGCGACGCGATGGACAAACCGGACTGGAGGAAGACGAGGTGGTCCAGCACGGCGCCGACCGTTTTCACCGCCGCCACACCTCCTGGACGTGGGCGGCGGCTTTGGCCGCCAGCGACGGCATCGCCGCCGCCACCGCCGCCGCCGCTTTCTGGAAGAAAAACCGCCCGCGGATGCCACGCCGCCCGATCGCGCGGGCGACCACGAACGGGGCGACGCCCGCGAGCCCGTGGCGCTGCAGCCAGCCGGTGAGCGCGGCCGGCGGGGGCATCCGCGCACCCGGCCGGCGCCCGAGCTCGACCACCGGCGCGTACGGGAGCGGCGAGTAGACGCGCGCTTCGGTGCGCTGGACCGCCGACGTGATCGACCGCGCGAGCGCGCCGGTGTCGCGCGGCGACGCTTCGTACGCGGTCCGCTCGGCCAGCGCCGCGGCGTCGGCGACGAGCGTGTGCAGCGCCGGCTGGTAGAGGTCCGGCCGCAGCTTGCCGATGACCGGCTCGATCCCGGCGACCGTGACGACGTACTCGGCCATCACAACACCGTCGCCGGCCGCCGGTACTGGGCCATGAGTTGTTTGACCAGGCCCTGCGCCTGCGGCGACGTTTGGATCGCGTTGTCGAGCGACATAGACACCTGGTTGGTCGCCCGTGGGCTTTCGAGGCGCCAGATCGCCGTCAGTTCGATGGTGGCGGCGACGATGGCCGGCGGCACGGCCGGCCACCCGAAACAGGCCGTGACCTGCACGCGCTGGCCGGCCGCGAACCCGCCCTGCGACGACCACGGCGGGACGCGGATCGCGGTCCACGGGCGCGGCTCGGGGTCCTTGTCGGCGTTGCGCGGCAACAGCTCGTAGTCGGTCGACGCCCACGCCGCCTCGTCCGCGAAATCGCCGTCGCCGTCGGTGTCGACCTTCACGACCAACCCGGTCGTCGTCGCGATCGGGTCGACGTGCAGGTCCCGGCGCCAGTTGCCCCACCGGAACGGGTTCTCGGACTCGGCCCAATCGAGCGGCCGGTACGCCCAATCGAGCGGCCGGGACGCGCCGGGGACTTCGTAGACGCGCGCGACGGGGGACGCGTCGCGCGTGAAAAACCACCCGAGGCGTTGGTCGAGCCAGCGCGAGACGGCGACGAGGTCGTTCTCGATCAGCGCGTCCTGCGCGCTGTCCGTTTTCTTGGTGTGGGCGCGGTACTGCACCACGTCCGCGTAGGGATCGCTCACTGCCACCCGTGTGCTCCAGTCCGCATAGGCGTCAACCGAGGGGGGACGGCGTTGTTCAGTTGTCCGGGTCGCTCCAACCGGCCGGGGCCGGGTGCCCCGGCCGCATCTTGTCCAGGGTCGGCAGCCAGCACGCGCCGCAGCCGTCGCAGTGCCAGCAGCCGGCGCGCGGGCCGGGGCCGGCGTGCCGCACCAGAGCGCAGGAACAGTGCGGGCACGCCGGCCCCGGCCGCTCGACCGGGCGTTCGGGGGGTGTGGTCGTGGGCGCGGCGGGGGCGGGGATCGGGGGTGCCCGGTGCGCGGCCCGCGGCCGAGGCATCAGTTCAGCGCAACCTTCTTGAGTTCGCCGACCGTCGCGTCCTGCGTGATCGGGGTCAGGCCACCACGGCGGTAGCGGACCGCGATGACCGTCGCGAGGATCGTCGCGCCGGTGCCGCCCGCCGGGACGACCCGCCGGGCCTACCCGCGCGACGGCCGCCACC